ATGAAATTGCTGAATATCTTCTTTATCATTTTTTTCTCTCTTTTGTTAAAAACAGCTTATTCCTATGAATTAAAAGAAAAGACGGATCTGACTTCTATAGATTCGATTGCACGAATTCAATCATTAGAAAATGACGAACTATCACAGTGCTACCAGTTTTCCTTAAGAGCCTTTGAATGCTATGAAAGTGAGTGGTGGAGTGATTGCAATAGCTGGCGTGAAAGATCAGAGTTGGCGGATGAAAAGAAGGCTCCTCTTGAAAAGATGATAGGCTATTCCTTTTGGCTCTTTCTCCCCTATGACTATCCACAGATTGGAGTTAAACAAATCTTAGGGCAGTGGCACAATGACGTTGATGGGCCAACTCTTTCTCAACGTTTCTTAAATGGAAAAATGTGGCTGGATTTAATGCTTGGTCCTGATGTTACATTTAAAGAATTTCCTATTGATAACTTCAAGATTGGACAGTGGAATAGGTTTGAGTATGAAATTATGTGGTCTGAGAAGGGCAGGATCCTAGGCTCTCTTAATGGGAAACAATTTGTGAATTACTCGGGAGATACTTTAGGCCAGCATCAAAAGGGCCTTGGCCCGTACTTTAGGTTTGGAATTTATCGCTCTCACCTCTATCGGTTAAGCTTTTCAAAGGACCGTACACAGAGAGCTTATTACTGTTCCTACAAAAGAGAGTTTTAGGAAGAGCATTTCCCACAAGTCTCAAAGCATGTAGGAAAATAAGATAAGCTAATTAGGCTTTCCTTTTTCCAGCTGCTCGGGAGCATCTCTTGGAAAAAGGGATGGAATAAAATTTCCTCAAGGGAGTTTGTGTTTAAATGATTAAAGTCTTGAGGAATTCCAGCTTCGTAAACTTTTCGATAAAAATGCTCTCGTTTTATTGTACGAGTACGATGGTCCCCATCTTGTGCGAGCCAACAGCATGGCCAAACTCTTTGATCACAATCGATGTAAATCATCTTTTCTTCTATGGCCTGACAGTTAATTTCTTTGGTTTGGTCATGACTTTTAAATAGCTCTTGATTAAGCTCTTTCTCAGATAGTTTTGAAAAGTCAGTTTGAAGGTTGGGATTAAGATCACTACCTTTTGGAAGGTGAATAAGTCCATCATGGTCACCATAAGGTTTTCTTACCTCGAAATGACAAAAACCCAAATCATTAGCTAGTTTCCTGGCTTTCTCAATTTGATGTTTATTATGAGTGAACTCTAAAAATTTCCAAGTAGCTTTACCACCATTTTCGATAAACAGTTTGGCATTGTTGAGTGCTTGATTCCAATTAACTCCTCTGCGATAGAGGGAGTTTGTGTCTTCAAGACCATCTAAACTAAATTTAATTTCATGACCAAAATACTTAAGGGTTTTACCGAGATGCCCCCATGTACTTGCTTTCCCAAGTCCACCATTGGTGTGAATCATCGTGAAAAGGCGTGGATTAATTGAGTAAATTTCTTCAAACCAAAGGGACAAGTCATTGAAGGCTAGTGGATCACCATAATTACCGCACAAAAAGAGTTCATCAAGTTCACTTAAAAGCTCTTTGCTAAAAACTTTTCTCAATGCCTTAAGATTCCAAGCGCTATCTTCTTTTCGATTCTTGATGTGACGAGAGTAGTCATATACACGTGAACAGGCGGGGCATGCGGCCTGACACTCTGATGAAAGCTCTAAATGGACCTTTTTGAAGGCTTCGAAGCTCATTTTTATCCTCTCTGGGTTTTAGTATATAATCCTACTATGTATTTGGACAAAGTAAATTGGGACCCAGAGCTTTTGCAAAGAGGGAGATCTCGACCTCTTTACGACGGTAAAATTCATCATGCTCTTGAAAAGGTCTTGGGAAAGGCGAATATTAGAGAACCTGATATTTTCCCCGAGTTTATTGAGAAGTTTAGTAGGTGGTTAAATGCTACTGATGACATGTCGGTGAATGGTCTTGAGCACTTTAAGCGTAGAGATATTATTCGAGGAGTCACTCATTCCCTCGATGACCTTCATGTGCGCTATGGTTCACAGTTGGTGGTCTTACCTGATGAGTATAAATATCATCTAAGGATAAAGGCCAATACGAGAGTTGAGAAATTTTTAAATTGGAAAAAGGGAGATGTCGCAATCGTAAGTGTACCTTTTTCTCATACCGGAATGTTTCCCGAAAACTGGAATGAGCTTCTCTCTCATGCAGAAAAAGAAGAAATCCCAATACATATAGATGCTGCTTGGTTTGGAATCTGTAAAGACATTCACTTGAAAATAGAATCGAAGGCTATTCACTCAGTTTCTTTCTCGCTCTCCAAGCCCTTAGGCCTGGGTTCCTATCAAATTGGTGTTCGTTATTCAAGAGAGCGAGAGGATGGACCAGTATCTGTAATAAATGACTTTAACTATGGCACTCCTCTCCTTGCTCATGTGGGAGTGGAACTTATGTCAGCATTTCCAATCAATTATTTTCATGAAAAATATGGTGAGGCCTATCAGGTAGTCATTTCTAAATTTGGTCTTACCTCGTCACCAGCTATTCATATTGCTTTAGAGAGAAATAACTTAGGTGGTTGGAATCAAATAGGAGTAAGGGGCTTTCTTCGCTGGTTAGTGGATGGTGACTTTAAATGAGTTTTTTTTGTCTCTACCCCCATGCAGCTCTTACGATTGAGGCTTTTGGTGAAGTGAGAGTTTGTACTTCTAGTATGGAACCACTTTTTGATCTCAATCATGATGAAGTTTCTCTTAAGGGAATTCTGAATACTAATCTTTATAATCAAATAACTAGTTCTTTTGAAAGCAAACAGTTTCCAAAAACTTGTCGCTCTTGTGAAAAAGTAGAGAAAACGGGAGTTCCAAGTAAAAGAATTCTCTTTAATAGAAAGCGAGAAGAGAAGTGGGGAAAAAGTAAAATAGATGAAATCTTAACGAGTGAAGTGAAAAAGCCGCTACATTTATCAGTTGGCTTTAGTAATAGGTGTAATCTTCAATGTGCAATGTGCTCCTCAAAGTATTCTACAAAGTGGATGGAAGATGAAGCCAATGCTTTAGAGAAGGGCTTTGATACTAGAAGTCTTTACAACGATTTTCACCTGAGTGAATTCAATCAAAATGAATTAATTGAAATTGCTAGCGAGGCAAGCGACATATTTATTAAGGGAGGAGAACCCTTTTTTAACCAAGAGGTTTTTGTTTTTTTAGAGGCGATAAAATCTCGCTCAGAAAGACCGCATATTTTTATTCAAAGCAATGGCACTTTCGTTAACAAAGGCATAATGAAATTAGTTGAAGAGCTTAATATAGAGATGGGTATTTCTATAGACGGTACCTTTGATACCTATGAATGGATTAGAGGTTTCCCCTATTCCCAAATTAGGGAAAATATAGAAGCCTTTGCGGCGCTAAAAACAGATTATCCACTCTCGCTGGATTACACTTCGAGTATTTATAACGTTATGGATATAAAAAGAACTTATGAAGAATTGGGTGACTTGGTTTCAGGAAACGATGGGGTCTCACACTTAAGTCTTGTTTCCATTGCTAGGCAAGTCGAAAGTGATCTTCGGAATCTACCCCTTGCGATGAGAGAGCCTTTGGCTTTGTTACCCAATCTAAATGATTTCAAAGCAGAGTCATCAGATGTCTTTTTAAAAACTCTAAAAATGCAAGAGCTTGATCATGCCTCACAACGTTATTCAAAAAGGTGGATTAAGCTTCTTGAGGAAAAAAGGGGATCGATCCCTTCACGAAAAAATAGAGACTTTGATAATTGGCTAAGAGGAGAAGTATGACTAAGGATCTCCTTTGTCCGATTCCTTGGGAGATGGCAGCCGTTAAAGGTAACGGTGACTTTAGAGTATGCTGTCATGCAAATGTGTCAAAAGGTCGCGGCCTCATTCAAAACGGTGAAAAAGTTCTTAACTGTGGGAGAAATGAGTTCTCTGAAATGAGAAATGCGGATACTTTGAAAGAAGTACGCGTCGAAATGCTTAAGGGCAATTGGCATGAGTTTTGTGGCCGGTGTAAAGTCGAAGAAGATTCAGGTATAAAAAGTAGAAGACAAAAAGAGCTTGAGCTATCTGCTAATAACTTCTCTAAAGAGAAGGCCTTGCAATGGACAAAGGAGGATGGAGAAATTGACCCCTCTGAGTTCCCGCTGACTCGAATCGATCTTAGATTAGGAAATAAATGCAATCTTAAATGCAGGATGTGTGGACCAACCGATAGTGATGCATGGTACAGCGATCATGTCTCGCTTTGGAATGTGAAAAGCTTCGAAGATACTCATGGCACTGTAAAACTTAATTTGAAAAATGGGCGATGGCATACTAAAGATAGCGATTATGATTGGGTAGATGATTCTTTCTTCTGGAATAGCTTTGAGCAAATTATCTCTAACCTTGAATATATTCACCTTGTCGGTGGAGAGCCTCTCTTAATCGATAATCATATGAAGGTTCTTGAGAAGTGTATAGAGCTCGACTACGCCAAAGGTATCACCTTAGAATACAATACCAACTTGACGGTTATGCCTGATCAGTTTCTTGAAACCTGGTCCCATTTTAAAGAAGTGAAAATAGGTATTAGCCTTGATGGAGTCGGAGAGGTAAATGACTATATTCGCTATCCAAGTAAATTTAGCCATATTGAAGAAAACATAAAGAAGTTATCCGAATATACAAAGGGGAACTTTACTATATGGGTTAGCTTTACTTTTCAAATTTTAAACGCCCTCTCATTTAAAGATTTTGTTCTTTGGAAAGTTAAGTCTGAGTTCTATAAACCAAGAGGTTATTTTCACAAGAGCGTTGTTTCCTCCCATGCTCTTCATGGTCCTGAGTTCTTAAGTGTTCAGGCCCTTCCAGAGAAACTCAAAGAAAGTTTTTTTCAAAGATTACAAAAAGACATCAAAGATTTAAAGACTGAGCTAACGGAGATCGAGCTAAAGCCGGAGGAAATTGATCATATCGTTGATAAGTTTAAAGAGGCGATTCATGGTTATTTTGAGTACATGGTTAAAGAAGATAAGAGTGAGCATTTTCCAGAGTTAATAAGACATATTCAAAAACTTGATCAGATTCGTGGTCAAAGTGTTAAGGACTCTCTACCAGAGTTCTTTGGTGCTTTGGAAGCCTACCTTAAAGATTAAGCTCAGGGCATAGCTCGTGCGCCTTAAATCCAGATATTTCGTCAAACTTACTTGTGTAGTGAATAAATTTTTCCCAACTTTCCTCTTGCGTACATTCTTTCGATATTAATTTTAAAATATAGTTTAAGTTATCCCTTACCTGCTCTTGGTAGCCTTCAAGAATACGGTTGTCAGGAAGCTTCTCTAAGAAAGATTGGTATTCAAAATGGACTTTTTCTTTAAGCGTGACAGGAAGATTTTCAACTGAAAGAAAACTTGGGTTTCTAAGAGCATGAACTCTCAAAAGGTCATGACCCTTATGTTTGTTTACATTTACTAATGGAAGTGATGCCAGATAGCTCATTGTTTCAGGAATCTTAAAAATATTGTAATTCATCAATGTTAGTGGAAACCAAGCTACAAGGTTTTTAAGATTTATAGAGTCTAGCTTGAAAAGATTTTTTTCAAATGTTGCGTGATTTAGTCCATTACGAATATACTCATTGAGTCTTGGTGGACCATCAATACTTATACCGATCTGAACTCTTTTAAAGTGAGGCCAAAGCTTAATAAGGGAGTCGGGAAGAATGGTTAGATTGGTGTTGTACTCTATAATGATATCTTGCGCTCTATTCGCTTCAATAATTTTTTCGAGAAAGAGAGAGTGGTTTTTAATAAGAAAGGGCTCTCCGCCAGTAAAGTGAATCTTTCTTACTGTTGGGATAACCTCTTCTAAAGCATTCCAGTTTTCCTTATCTTCGACCCAATCAAATCTTTCTTCGCTGTAATTAAAGGTGGGACCTTTTTTGGTAAAAGTTATTTCTTCACCCATATCCCAATAGGAGCCTTCCCCCCAAATCTCAGCATGAATAGGTACTGTCTGGTTACTTGATTCTGGCGAGCAGCTACGACAGGAGATATTGCATTTGTTGGTAAGTCTCAATTCTAAAAGTTCTACATTAGGACTAGTTAGACTGCCATCAGGAGAAATAACGTTAACAGCTTCTCTTGAACTTGGTCCGACCTCATCGTTGGTAAGTTGCCGTAGAGAAGGTTTATTAAGAGACTCTAATTCTTGGCATTTGGCACACTCCGGTGGAACTTCCCCAGAGACCATTTTCTTCCTCATTTTCTTGAGTGTCTCTGAGTTAAGAGCTTCATTAACTCCGAGTTCACTTATATGAATTCTCTTCTCTTCATTGAAGAGGTAGCCCTTGTTTGGGTGTGAAAAGCTAGATGAACAGTGACCCCAAAAGCCTTGTTGTCTAACGCTCAACATATTCCATAAGCGATGACAGAAAAATGATTCCTTACTCATAGATTCATTTTAGACTTATGTGACAATTGCGCAAGGCACCTTGAGCTGTTTTCAAAGCTTCTTGGATTAGTGTTGACTGAAGTTTAGAATAAAAGGGCAATGGAAAAAGAAATGGCTGAGTATTTAACTCAGAAAACACAGAGTGTATATGACCACGAGTTTTATATAAAGCTCCAAGAAGTCCCGTTATCTGAATGGATGGCAAAGCCGAGCCCTCTGCATTGTAAAGACGACTATTTAGAAAAAATAAATTCACTCATCATTACTTGTAAAGAAAATAGTATTGAGGGCCTTAATAGATTTAAAAAAAGAGATTTAATCTTTGGCACAACTCAGTCTTTTGATGAGGCCTACTTGCGCTACTGCGAGCGAAGACTGCGAATCTATCGGGGTGAGTATGCTTATCATAAGAGAGTTATGGAGGACTTTGTTTTTGTAGAAGATGAGGAAATACAAAAACATGACTTTCTAATCGTCTCTCTTCCCTTTTGCAGCACTGGATCTATCCCAGAAGGGGGTTGGATTAACTTTGAAAAGACCTTGGATCGTTGCCTCGCTCTGGGTGTGCCTGTTGAAGTTGACTGTGCCTACTTTGGAACCTGTTATGGACTAGAGTTTAACTTTAATCATCCGGCAATTAAGGCAGTTAGTTTTAGTCTGAGCAAGGGAATGGGGCTTGGGGATATCCGTTCAGGGATTCGCTACAGTAACTATGAGGACTCCATGCCCATACGCCAGCAGAACCTCTATAACCACCTACCACTACTCAATGCTAAAGTAGGTATATTTATGATGGAAACTTTCAACTTCGATTATTTACCCATGACTTATAAAGCTATCCAACAAGAAGTCTGTGCCAAGCTTAATATCGAGGCCACTCCTTGTGTTCACTTAGCTTTAGGGAATTCAAAAGATCATGAGGACTTTATCATCGACGGCTCATACTACCGTCTTGGCTTAAGGGATATTCTGAAATTAAAAAAGAAGGGTAAACTTTGAAGTTTGAAGTAGTGTTTATCAGTTATAGAGAAGAGAACAAAGAAGAAAACTTTCAAAAAGCGATGGAGTTCTACCCGAGTATATTACGAGTTGATAACTTTAAAGGCATAAAGAGTGCATTCATAGAAGCCTTAAGAATCACTAAAGAAGAGTTTGTTGTCATGATTGATGGGGATAACGAAGTATGGGAGAGGATAGATTTCTCCCCATATCTAAACAGTGAAAATATCGAGAAAGTGCAAGTATTTAGGAGTATTAACGCTGTTAACGAGCTTGTTTACGGTTATGGTGGTGTCAAAATTTGGTCGAGAAAAGTATTAGAGAGGGTTCGCGATATTTCGAACTATGTTGATCTGACAACGACTATCGGTGCTAGTTCCTATAAAGTCATCAATAAGGTCGCGAGCATAACCAAGTTCAACACTTCTGCTGAGAGTGCTTTTAGAGGTGCCTTTCGTGAATGTGTAAAGTTATCGAGTGGTAATATTAAAAGTGAAGATCCGAAAACAAAATTACGTCTTAAAACATGGCTAACGGTTGGTCATGAAGCAAGCTTTGGAAGTTACGCGGTATTAGGTGCTAGGCTCGGTGCTATCTATGGCATAGAGAACTTTAGAGACGAAAAACGCTTAGCTATAGTTAATAATTTTTCCCAATTAACAGACTTATTTGAAAGTCTTGGAGAAGTTAAGGGGGAGCTGAAAGAGAGTGAAATAAAACTCAAGTCTCTTAATTCCGAACTGTTTAAAATGACATCTGCCGAAAGAGAGTCGATAAAAGGATTAGTGGCCAATAATTATGTCTAATAATGAGAGAAGCACATTTTGTATTTTACCTTGGATTCATCTAAGTACTCGGCCAAATGGTCACATGCGAGTATGCTGTACAGCTAATGCGAGTTCGGCCGGGGCCACAAACGATAAGAAATATGGTGGAGAAGTAGGCGTCCTTAAAAATGACTCAGGAAAGCCAGCTAACCTCAATCATACAGATTTAATTTCTGCTTGGAATAATGACTACATGAAAAGCGTTAGGGTTGACATGCTCAATGGCAAAATACCGCCCTCGTGCACTAAGTGTTTTAAAGAGGAAGAGGCAGGACATAAGAGTAAGAGAAACTGGGAAACGGCTCATTGGAGTAAGCGATTAGATGTTGAGGAACTTATAAATAAGACAGCTTCTGATGGTTCCATCGAGCCTAAAATTTACTATATCGATCTTCGTATGGGCACGAAGTGCAATTTGAAATGCATTATGTGTAGTCCTCATGATTCAAGTATGTGGGTAAATGATTGGAATGAGCTCTATCCAAAAATAAAGAATGATAGTCTAAAAGAAATCATGCAATGGAATAATAAAGGCAAGGTTGATGGTGCCAGCTACAATTGGCATCAAAGTAATCACTTATTTTGGGAGCAACTCTATGAGCAGATCCCAAATATGAAGCAGCTCTACTTTGCCGGGGGTGAGCCCACGATTATAGAGGAACATTACTCCTTACTTGAGAAATGTGTTGATATGGGTTATGCAAAGAAAATCCAGCTAAGATATAATAGTAATGGCATAGAACTCCCTGATAGGTTATTTAAACTTTGGGAGAAGTTTGAAAGCGTAAGGTTTCATTTCTCAATCGATTCCTTTGGTGAGATGAATTCATATATCCGTCATCCTTCAAATTGGGATACTATAGTAAAAAATCTCTGGCGTTTAGATGAGTCACCAGAAAACGTAGAGGTTACCGTTGCCTGTGCTGTGCAAATGTTAAATATGTATTACATTCCAGATTTTATAAAGTGGAAAATTTCTCAAGGGTTTAAAAAGGTAAACCCTTGGCCGCTCGGAGCAGGGCTGATTAACTATCACTTTGTTTATCACCCGGCCCATTTGAATGTGAAGGTTTTTCCAAAAGATTTTAAAGAAAAAGTCACTCAAAAATATAATGATTTTTATTATTGGTTAGAAGAAAATGTCGCGAATCAAGAAACGGATCGTAGAAGTGCTCGTGACTTTATGGAAGCAGATTATGGACCAAAGAGGCTGCTTGGAATGGTTCAATTTATGAACTCTGAAGACTGGTCAAATCGAATGCCTGAATTTCAGGAGTATATAGGTAAGATGGACCAAATACGTGGTCTAGACTTTAAAAAGACTTTTCCAGAAATGGCGAGCCTTGTGGAGCAGTCTTATGACCAATGATTTAAAGTGGTCTTCCTATGATTTCGCTCAAATTCCTTTTGATGATATAACTTCCATTGGTCAAAGAACACTTCTCTATAGAGACTTGTTCAATGTTTCTTGGTTATTGGGAAGATATTGTAATTATAAATGTAGTTATTGTTGGCCGTATGCTAGGTCGGACGAAAAAGACCATCGACCTTTAAGTATTCTCACTCAAACAATGGATAAGATTAAAAGCCAAGCTAGAGATAACGGCTTCAACTCCTTTCATTTTTCCTTTTCGGGGGGAGAGCCTACTGTTCACCCCAGTTTTTTGGAACTATTGGAGTATTATCAAGGTGATATTGAGGAATGTAATTATTTGAGCACTCACATGACAACCAACCTAAGCCGGTCAGTTCCATGGTTTGCTAAATACGCCGAGGCAACGAAGAACCTTCATCGAGTATCGATAACCGCTTCTTGGCATCGTGAAATGGCCCAAAAAGAACCTTTTAGAGAAAAGCTTCTCTTTCTTCAGGAAAACGACATTCATTCAACTGTTAATATGGTTATGGTCCCTGAGATGTTTGATGAGTTCTATGAAGAAGCTCTCTTTTTTCATGAGGCCGGTATTAATGTGACTTTAAAACCTCAAAGTGACCCTACTGCAAGTAGGGTCGTTTCGGGTTATACGGAGCAACAGTGGAAGCTACTTCACAATGGTATGCCCCAGAGAAATTATACGAAGGCTGCTTTAGATAAAATTAATATTAAAACCACCAGACCAAAGCCAACAACTTCAATCAATGAAATGAGAGAGGTCAAAGGTGACGACTTGAGTGTTCCCTTGAACCTTCAGGTTGAACTCGAAGACTCAGCGGGAAAGAAATATTACCTAGACCAAGCTGAGAGGTTCAACGCTTTTGAATTCAATAAATTTAAAGGCTGGCAGTGTAATGCTGGTTTTCAAGGTATCGTTATTCGAGAACCCGATGGCAATATCAAGAGAAGCTATAGCTGTCATGACGAGCCAATTGGCCATATCTTAGGTGACTTTAAAATATTCGACAAACCCAAACCATGCATAACTCCAAGTTGTGTATCAAGTGTGGATAGTAAGATACCTAAGAAGAGAGGTCTTTAATGAGGGCTAATGATTTCGACTTTGTTTATATTTCTTATGATGAGCCTAATGCGGAAGAGAACTTTTTAGATTTGAAGTCAAAATTTAAAAATGTTCAGCGTGTTCATGGAGTAAAAGGTTTTGATAAAGCACACCGGCAAGCCGCTTCATTAGTAAAGGGAGACTATCTTTTTATTGTGGATGGGGACAATCAGGTAACCAAAGATTTTCTCAATGAGGAAATAAGCGAGAATGAACTATCTAAAAATAAAGTTTTAAGTTGGGCCGGTAAGAATATTGTTAATGGCCTTGTTTATGGAAACGGTGGCGTCAAACTATGGCCGAGAGAGCTTCTCTCCTCAGTAGATTGTCACGATTCAGGCAAGGGAAATGATTGGTGTTTTGAAATACCCTATCAACAAATGAATAATTGGTTTTCCTACTCCATTATAAACTCTAGTCCCCTACAGGCTTTCCGATCTGGTTTTCGTGAGGGTATAAAGTTATGCTTAAACTCCAGGGGCAGCCTTATTAATGGCCTGCTTGATAATATAGAATTAATTCCTTCCTCAAACCTCCGGCGCCTTATTGCTTGGATGACTTTGGGACAGGACAAAACCAATGGACTCTTCTCTATATATGGCGCACGATTAGGCTTTCTAAAGGCAGTGTGCGAGAAAGACCTCTTGGTGAATATTGTAAGTGATTTTGATTGGATTGCAGAGTATTGGCGCGAGGAATTAAGAGAAGGAACATCAGGCCATATCTCAGAGCACTTAATTCAAATGGGTCAAGATATACGAAAAATTACGGAGCTTCCTATTTATGAATTAAACTCAGAGCAGTCTATGACTGCAAAGAGCTTAATGTATAACCCGAAAAGGGAAGGTTTATTAACTACGCTCAGGGAAGAAAATGCTGAAGCTATTGGAAAAGGTATTCTCGAAAAAGAACTCTAGTTTTTATGGGTCTCATTCGATAAAAGCCATACATTTAGAGGTTACAGATAAATGTAACGCTAGCTGTCCGCAATGTGCTCGTAATAAAAATGGCGGTCCTGAAAACCCCAATCTTCCTAAATTGGAACTCTCGTTAGAAGACGTTAAGACTATTTTGCCGCCAGACTTTATTTCTGGTTTAAAACGATTATATATGTGTGGAAATTTTGGTGATCCCATGATGGCCAAAGATACTTTGGAGATCTTTAAGTATTTGAGAGAGCAAAATGAAAATATAACTCTTTCTATGAACACCAATGCTTCGGCAAGAACTAAGGAGTGGTGGAGTGAGCTCGCCCTTATTTATGGTGAGAAGGGAAATGTTAAGTTTGGAATTGATGGGCTAAAAGATACTCATCACTTATATCGAAAGGGAACCGACTTTGATAGGATTATAGGAAATGCAAAGGCTTTCATTGAAGCGGGTGGACACGCAATATGGGAGTATATTGTCTTCAGGCATAACGAGCACCAAATTGAAGAGGCGAGAGAGCTCGCTAATAAAATAGGCTTTAAAGAGTTCCGAGTTAAGAAAACTGGTCGTTTCTTCTCTAATACGAAATCAAAGGTAAGGGATAGCCTCCCTGTTTTAGATGAAAAGGAAAATATTCTATACTACCTTGAGATGCCCACTGATGAAGGGCTTAAGAATAATAGCTTAGGCAAAGAAAAGTCTTTAGTGAAAAAGTTTGGATCGATGGAAACCTACTTAGATCAAACCAACATTAACTGCAAGGTAGTCGAAGAGGGAAGTTTGTATATAAGTAGCGAAGGCTTGGTTTTACCTTGTTGCTGGACGGCCAATCAACTCTACCTTTGGTATCAAAATGTCGGAAGCAATCCAATGTGGGGAATTATTAACGCTAATGGTGGTAAGGATACAATTCAAGGAAGGAAAAACTCCATAATTAAAATTATAAAAGGTGATACATTTCGAGCGATAAAGGAATCTTGGTCTTGTAAAAGTATTAGTGATGGTAAGTTGAAAGTTTGTGCTAAAACTTGTGGTGACGGTTTTGATCAATTCAGGTCGCAATATGAATGACATTATTAACTTAGAGCAAATAAGACGTTATAACAGAGTTGTGAGGTCGTGGTTTACCTTCACTGATGGTTCAAAGAATGATTCTCTAGAGAATGTTCAAAAAAGCGCGTTACGTATAGTAATGCGTTACTTAAATCTTACCCCTACAGAAGTTGATCAAAATCAATTCTTTAAAATGCTTGAAAGAATTGGACCTCAAAATAGTGAAGCCCTTTTCTCAGAATCTCAAATCCATAGCAAAGTTTGGCTTGGAAAAACTTTAATTGAATTAAAATGTAATGAACTAGATAATGTCGCAATTTTGGGGGGATGGTATGGTCATCACCCTCTCTTCTTAAGGCATTGTGGTGTCAATTATAAGCAAGTTGTATCCTTTGATAAGGATTCAACTTGTATTAGTGATGCTGATTTTTTAAATGGACCAGATCTTGAGCAAGAGTTTCGCTTTAAGGCCGTCACTGGAGATGTCTTTTCGTTAAACTTAGAAAACTATCTCTTAAGTCTACCAAACGGCAATGAGCGCGAGTTGGTATTTCAAACGGTTATCTGTACTTCCTGTGAGCATTTGGATTTGCCGAAATTACTTAAATTGGTACCTTCGGGAGTTCTTGTAGCTCTTCAGGGGAGTGATAACAAAGATTATGTTGGTCATGACTTTGCTTATCGTGACTTAGATGACTTCAAGGAAAAATGTAACTTGAGTACGCTTCATTATTCAGGTGAAATCTCTCTTGGCCCTGATAAGAGATTTATGGTTGTAGGTCGAAAATGAATAGAAATAAAACCAAAACGATCTGTCCCCTTCCGTGGAATCATTTAGCAACAACCTCAAGTGGTACCTATCGTTTATGTTGTAATTCGGTTGATAGAGAAAACCAAGTCAAAGAAAATGGTTCAGGTTTAAAAATCTACAAAAAAACCTTTGATGACGTGAGAAGAGGCGAGTTTTACAATAAAATTAGGATGGAGATGATCTCTGGAATAAAACCATCCGTTTGTCAGTCCTGTTTTAAGTTAGAAGAAGAGGGGGTTTGCAGCCCTCGTGAAGGCTATAGAGAGCAATACTCTGAAACAACCAAGAAAATCGAGCTCCTAGTCGCTGAGCAATCAAACGATTTAGATGACTTTCCTATTCAATACATTGACCTTAGATTAGGCAACCTGTGTAACTTAAAATGTAGGATGTGTAATCCCTGGAGTAGTAGTTCTTGGATTAAGGAAGCATCACATATGTTTGAAAACGAGTCATTCCAAATACTCGATTGGCCGGAAAAGTATGAGACTTGGATTGACGAAATTTTAAAGCACTCTGAAATAGACCAAATTTACCTCACTGGCGGGGAGCCAACATTGATAAAAGCAAATATAAGGCTATTAAATATGTTAATCGCTCGTGGTGGAAAAGGTATAAAAATAAAAATAAACTCTAACGTTGTCACACTAGAATCTGAGCTGCTTAATACTTTAAAGAACTTTGATAATGTTCTCTTCAAATGTTCAATAGATGCATCAGGTGAACTTAATGACTATATAAGAGCCCCTTCGCTTTTTAATGAGGTTGAGGCTTCTGTGGATATGCTAATAAAGGAAGACTTTACTATTGAATTTCAAACCACAGTTCAAAATTATAACTTTCTAGATATGCCTGAATGGTTTGCTTTTTGTAAAACTAAAGGTTGGTCAGAACCTACTCTGACTATTCTGGATGATCCTTTATTTCTAGATATTAGGCGAATACCTGAAAATATTGCGAAAAAAGCTTCGAAGCAATTTAAGCAGAATAGGCAAACGTTTGGCATGGACAACAATACAAATCTGATTGAACTATCAAGGCTTATTGGTATTTCGCCTGATGAAAAATATTGGCAGGAGTTTATTCACTATACTTCAAAGCTTGATGATCTTCGATCCCTGAGTAATCGGCCCCACTTTCTCTTTGATGGTCTCTTTCACGTTTGAACCACACTTCTGTGCGCAAGTACTTAAACACTGGCTCTGTGAAGACCAGTTTTCTTTAAGTTTTTCTTTGAAAAGATCATGGTTAAGAATGTCATTGAATTGATAATAAAAGAGATTATTAAAGTGTGTTTCATATTTATTTTGTTCAAAAAGAAAACGGTGAAACTCCTCCCTTTCTGGATATCGAGTTCTTAAATCTCCTGCCATACCAAGCCAACAGCATGGCCATACTCTAGCCTCATGATCAATATATAAACTTTTCTCTGCTAAGGCATCACACTTAATCTCAACATTTTTTGATTTTGCCAAAAGTGTCGTGAGTTCAGATTCACTCAATTGATTGTGGGTGAATTGAGAATCCGTTGGTATGTCAGAAGACTCGTTAAGATAGTTTTCAAAACCTGGATACGGATTTATTACTTTAAAACGTCTAAAACCTAGTTTTGTTGATAACTCACGCGCCTCTTCTATCTGGTGCATATTATGAGGGAATTTAATAAACTTCCATTCGGCCCGTCCACCGCAATCAACAAATATTTCGATATTTTGAATAAGAGTTCTCCAGTTGACTCCTCGACGATAGATCGAATTTGTATCTTCTAATCCATCGATGGCAAAGCAAACCATATCTTCTGGACGAGAAAGGTGGGCGCCTAGTTTTGCCCATGTTTCCTTTGAACCTAATCCACCATTTGTATGCAACCAGAATTTTACAGATGGAGCGAGGCCTTGAATATGATCAATCCATTGAGCTAGCTTAGGGTGGGCTAGAGGGTCACCGTAGTTTCCACATAAAAAGAACTCATTAATACGGGAAAGTACGCTTTCGTTGAAAACTTCTTTTAATTTATCGAGTGTAAAGTGGCTTGGTTTTTTAGATCCAAGAACATCAGGATTATAATCATATACTCGCGCACAAGCAGGGCATTTGGCTTGGCACTGACTAGTAATCTCTAAATGAATATTTAACTTAGGAAGTTGGAACCACATAGAGTGAGATTATACAGGAAGAAACGTATTCTAGAAAATATAGGCAACATTGAAGTAAAAGGTATCGTTGGCCCTATATGCACTCCAGTAGGAATTGGTCTGAGGACTTTTGATAAGCTCACTGCCAATCGTGATGACACTTTGCTTGTAAGGCGTAAAAATTGCTTGAGCATTTAAGAGGTTGTCCTTACGTTCGAAATCATAGCGCATCGATAGTGTGGTCTGCAGCCAGTCATTCACCTGATAAGCAGAGCCAATTCCAGCAGCTCTCTTCCAGCGTACAGTTTCACTATAGAAGTCATCGCTTCCTTTAATATGTTCTGAAAAATAGTGGAGGTAGTTTAAAGAAAGCTTCAAGCTATCATAGTCAAACACAGTAGAGTAGTGAGCATAGGTTTCTCGATTATACTTTGGTTCAACCTTGAAGAACTCCGACTCTAGGGATCGATTATTTTCAATAGAAAGGGATAAGCTATCAAAGTCTTTACCAAGTTTTGCATTTGGGTCAATGGTCACAACCCCTAAGGATGTTTGGGTGTTACCTAATCGCTGTCTTAATTCACCACCGAACATCACGTGGTGATTAACGACTGGACTGGCATTGACTACTACTCTATCAAGACTGGGATCATAAAATGCTTCTGCATTTATTCTCAATCTTCTTTCGGGCTTGTAGATGGAGAAAGCACTGACTTGGCCATAATTTTGCCTCTTTCCCCAGTCGGCTGACATTCTTAGGCCAAGAGATTTTTGAATTACAACATCTCTATACTCTGGTGTATTGAGATTGTAGAAGATTCCGACCTCTTGTCCGGATATTATTGTTTTTTCGGGAGGTCTTTTATACCAATCACTATTACTTACAACGTTGCCACCATCAATCCTTACCGCTGGATTTAAGCTTGGAATATAAAAGTAGCTAAGAAAAATTTCTGTTTTGAGTGCGCCATCTCTCGTTGAATAATGAAAGCCAGTTAAGCCTTCTTGCTTGCTGTCCATTAAGCGAAAACCACGATTATTTTGGAAGTGATCAAGTTGCCAAAAAACTTCATTAGGATGCCATAAAAGCTTTTTACGCCCTAATGTATAGGTAGATTTATTTTCGCCTTTATAGGAGATAAAGGCTTCTCCTAAACTCAGGCTCATGTCGTTATTATTGAGATAGAATCTAGCATCGCCATGAAATCTAGCGCGAATATTGGACCTCTTTAAATTGTAAGTATGAGAGAGCTCAAGCCAGTCAGAGTTCTTTGTTTTATTTTGAGGTTCGTTAAGGCGGATAAATTTCTCATAGCCAACCCTAGTATTACTTCTATCAACTTCAGCAAGGGTTGTTTGAAGAGGGTTGTTAGCCGCCACTGTTGGCAAGCTCATCGCTGCAAGAATAGGTAAAATAAGTCTCTTCATATACCTATTTTGCCAAGATTATGGAAAAATAGGTAAAATTGTGACACATGGTGTAATAATGCCATGATCGTCTAATTTCTCTTCAAAACAGGCTTTTAAGTAGATACTATGAGTCATTGTGAAGAAATGTAACTATTTGAAATTACTGTTTTACGCCGGATTGGTCATGAGTCTTCTCACGGTAAGTGGCTGTGGTTACTTTTCTGACAAGCCTGTAGAAGACGCAGATACCTATCGCTCTGAGTCGCTCAATGGTTGTGAGCTTGATGTTGAAGAGCTCGTCCAGATTTTAGAAAGGGATGTGAGAAATCAAATCAACTGCTTAGAAGATAACCTTACTAATTTCACCAAATACGTTAAGAGAGAAGATCCTAATTCAGTTACGAACAACGAGCTTTCAAGTTTCGTAAGACGTTTCTTTAAAGGCCATTCTTCGGTGATTATTGAAAGCATGGGGCTAATATTCGACGTCAATCGTCTCTTCTTAAGAGATGAGCATAATTCAATTTCTACCGAAAATATTGGACCACTTTTTAGGCTACTGAGAGTCGGAAATATTAAAATAGCAAAGATTATGAATACGCTCAAAGTTTTCGAGGAGAAAGACTTAGACCTTCAAACAGCAAGATTAACTTTAGAGAATGACCTCGGTGAATTTGCAACAAGTGTAACAAATATCATTACTGAGGCAGGAGTAGGCCCTGATACACAGTTAAATCTTCATGAGTTTATGAAAAAAGTTAATGAGCGCTTTTCAGGTGCAGAGTTCTCCGAGGTGGCAATTAACGCCCTCATGGCTTTGAAGAAACTCTATCTCGGAGGCGAGAGAGATATCTTAACGAGGGGAGAGCTATTTATTCTTCTAAAGAGGTTGCCCGAGCTTGGAAGTGTTGCTTTTTCACTTGTGAACTCTTCTGAGGAGGGCCAGGGAGGACTTGGTCAGCTATATAGAGAATTTAGAAGGAATGTCGAGATATTAGAAGAGCATGTTTTTTCTCACAGGCGAGAAGAAATCATTTTTAGAGAAGGGGAAGTTGAAGGCCTTATTGACTCATTTTTCACTAAAGATGCAGATAAGTTTAAAAGAATGGCGAAAGAAGTTAAAGAGAAAATACTTGGTGGGAAAGGTGAGGAGCATTATACCTATCGGGAGATTAGGAACTTCACAAAGCTGAGTATGATTTTTCTCGAAGGCTTAATCTTTTACGAAGACTATAAAGATATAGTTGAAAATAGTAAGAGTTGGAATGACTCTAATTGGGTATTTAAAAGAGAGACTTTCTTAGGTTCATTTTCGGACTTTAAGGATTATTCGACCACTTCATTAAACGAAAATATTTACTTTCCTCAAAAAATTGAACTGATTCCCTTTTTAGCCTCCTTAATAAAAGAGTTTGAAGTTGGGGAAGATAAGAAAAAGCTTTTAAACCTCGCCAAGCTAGGTAAAGTCTCTTTAGTTGGTGGCGAGACCATGGGTATATCAAAGCTGGAGCTGCTTAACCTTTTAAATAAGTCATCTTCTCTTGCTGGAATATTTTTCGATTTTAACTATTCAACTATTGAGACTCATAGTGAACAAGAGAAATTGGGCATTTATTATAACTCTTTAAAGACAATTAAGCCCTTACTAGCACAACAACCATTTAAGCATGTTGTAACGGTTGAAGAAGCGCTGGAGTTGATCTCTGAGATGTTAGGGGATCAGCAATATTTAAAGTACACAGAGACTGTAGAGAAAGTTAAGGAAAAGGTTTTTGGTGGCTATTCTACTTCTATTTCTGTTGCAGATATCCAAAAAATTGTTGGATTTGGAGAAGACTACTTTGGCAGAGCATACTTCTATGGTCTTAATTATGAGTTATATGAAAAAGAGCTGGAGAGTCCAAGGCCTGTAAACTATCTTCGCTATAAGCACCATAAGGACTTCAAATACTTTACAAAAGATCAAATTCTTGAGTATCGCAAAGGCTTTCTCAATATCATTAAGACTTTTCGCTTTTTCCGCTTTAAAGATGGAACTCAATACCTTGGTAATGAAATTCGTCGTACTAAAGAGGGACTTTTAGAAATCCATATGATTCAGTTCCTCTTTAATAAGATTGCTGAGGCTTATGGTAATACAGGCATAGATAGTGGTCGTATTGGCCTTTCCCTTGAAGAATTAAATAATGTCTTATTGACCTTTAAGCCAGTTCTAGAAGAGAAGGGCCTTCAGTCTAAATACCCCGAAACTTTTGCACGGAATGTTCTCTTACTTTCGGATCTTTTTCAAAGTCGCTCTGATGGGGACCTTAGAATGGATTCAATAGAGGCAACGGAGTATGGAACATTGGCTTTATTTGCGATTCAAACAGCTGACCAATTGGTCGAGAAAATGAAAGTTCATTGTCCTCTCGTGACTCATACTGAATCAAATATTACAGGTTTTGAACTTGATTGTTATAGGCCGAAGTTTTTAAATGTCCTATTAAATGAGCTAAATCTTGGAAGCAAGCTTCCAAAACTCAATCAATATGTAAAATCCTCTTCCCAAAGCGAGCTTTTAAATTTTGTGATTAAGGTAGAGGGTTTTGCGAGAGAAAACCATACTCCAGGTATTCCTGAAACAAGAAAAGACTTGGTGTTACTTATTGGGGCGATCTTAAATATTGAATCCACTTTTATACGATATGATCTTAATAACTCCAATGTTATCGAGCCTCGTGAGCTAGAGAGAGCTTACCCTGTATATGAGGAAGCTCTTATGCTTGTTGCTGATCTTGATGAAAGTCAAAGGGGTTATGCCAAGTCGATCTTTAAGTACATGATTAAAAATATGAAAAAACCAACTCCCTTACAGGTGGCAAGCTTTCATTACAACCCCTTTGCCGATAAAGAGATTTCTTCTAAGAGACTTAATATTGGAGCACTACTTTATAATATGGTAATGGAGTCAGCAAAGGTTAAGTAA